TGGCATGGAAAGCTGCTGGCGCTGAGCTGGTAGAGGCGCTGGAGAAGGCGCAGGCCATCAACGCAGCAGCCGAAAAACTGGTCCGCTGCAAAGGTCGCTATCACAGCGAGCAGAACTATCGCGCACTGGCGGCGCTGTTTGGCGTGACAACTCCAGACCTGCCGCCGCTGGATGGAGAGCCGGTGGGAGAGGTTATTGAGGTCGGCGACGCATTGCTGGTCGGATGGCACAAGAACCTTGAAGAAGGTGCCAAACTCTACACCACGCCGCAAGCGCCGGTAGTGCCGGAGGATTTTGACTTCAATCGTTTTAATGATGTGGTGTGGCTGGAGTGCGTGGCAAGCAATCCTCACATGCATTCACCAACAACATCGGCTATTGCCCTGGTGGCGCTCGAACTTAATAAGCGGTCGGCGACGATGGAAGCCGAGCCGGATCGCAATCCTGTGCTGGCGTATGCCGACAGTTATCGTGATATGGCGAAACAAGGCGTTGAGTCAGTCCCAATATGGAGTGTCATCACCGACCTCGAGCGCAACATAGCGCCACTCTATCGCCACGCGCATACAGCGCCGGTAGTGCGATGCCCATTCCATTGTGGCTGGGATAACCTGAATAAATTAGCAATTCAGGATGCTGCGCTTGTTGCTCGTGGTTTAGTTGAAGGCGAGCTAACTACAGAGGCGCATCGTCAAGCTGCAATATCCAACAATGACCGCTTGCTGAAAGTTATTTCCGCCTGCCGCGCCGCCATGCTCAACGGAGGTAAGTCATGATCAACCGCGACAAACTGGAGCACATTCTCGAATACGCCAGGCAGCAGAGGCACATCGGCCAGTCCTGCAAGGTTCCGCCAGAAGATATGGTCGAAATCATGGAACGATTGCTCAGCGCTTGCAACTCTCCTGCAATTCCGGATGGCTGGACAGGCAACGACAAAGCAAACGCAGCGCTGATGATGCTTGATCGGATTGAAACGGCAGACCCTGTTGATGATGACCGTATCGACGGCATTAAGCGCATTGTTCGTGAGCTAGTAGCCGCCCCGCATGATACCCCCGCTCTGAACTCGGTGCAGAGCGTCGTTACCGTGCCGGGTAAATGGATTCCGGTAAGCGAGCGGATGCCGGAAAATGATGGGGCATATCTTTGCTGGGATAATCGTTACGTAACTACCTACGCATTCATATTTGGTGCTTGGCAGGCAAACCAATTCATTGCCAAGAATATAACCCACTGGATGCCGCTGCCGGCAGCGCCGCAGGAGGTGAATCGTGAATAAGGTCGAACTGCTTGAGAAGATATCGGCACTCGCCACTGAATGCCACGCGCTGGCCTGTGAGCTTGATATTGGGGATGAGCGAACCGAAATGTTCGAAATCTACGGCGTTCTGCACAACCTCGGTCGCCGCGGCTACGCCAGTCAGGTGGGGCGGCGAATGAATCCATTGCTCGCTTCCTGCGATGATGACGAGGATGAGGAAGATGACGATTGGGATGAGGATGAAGACTGATGCCTAAACCCACCGCAGTAAGCAAATCCGCGACATTATAAAGTATTCTGGTAGGGTATACTCTGCCAAGGAGGGTACCCTATGAAAAAATCAGATGTTTTTTCCACTATCAGAAAGACGGTCGATTGCGCCCCAAAAGGAGACAGAACAGTTACTGTTCAGCTTCAGATTATCAAATATTACCATCACCTTACTGGCGTAACTGCTAAAGAGTTTGTTGAAGAAATTGGACTTAAAAGTTCGTTGGTTACACTCTTTACTGATTCTATGAAGCTTGCCAAGAAACTGTCTGAGGTGGGATTTGATAAGGAAAAAATTTAATGTCACAGTGGAACATTGCAGCCAAATCGAAAGATGAGCAGGACAAGGTCAACGTTGACCTCGCAGCGTCCGGCGTCGCCTACAAAGAACGCCTGAACATGCCGGTAGTCGCCGAAGTGGTAGCCAGAGAGCAGCCTGAACACCTACGCGAGTATTTCATGGAGCGCGTCCGCTACTACCGGCAGCAGAGCATCCAGCTCCCCCGCGCATCCGATCCGCGCTATCTGGAAATGGCAGAGCAGAACGCCAAGAAATAGCGATTTTCTCGTATATGCTCATTTTGCATTTATCCCCGGGAAGGGCGATAATTACCTCGTCAGCCTGAGCAACTGACGACTTACTTCCGGCGCCAAGTGGGGACACATGGCGCACAAAACCTTACAGCAATCCCTGTCACTGATGGCGAAAGCCACCGGCGATTTTCTGCATTCAGCGCTTAGCCTCTGCGGAGGTGAAGCGTGAACATCCCTCAATGCGGCATCAAACTGCACAGCGGCAACTTCAGCGCTATAGGCAAGATTCTTCAGGAGCAGCTCTCTGACGGGAAATGCCTGCGCCTGCAGGTCAAAGAGTGGCGTGAAAAACGCAGCCTGAGCCAGAACGCACTCAGTCACATGTGGTACGCGGAAATCAGCGAATACCTGATTAACTCAGGACGTGCCGACGCAACTCCTGAATGGGTTAAGCGCAACCTCAAAAAGACCTATCTCGGGTGTGAAGAGGTGACATACACCGACTTCATCACCGGTGAGAAAACCACAACCTGGGAACCCCGGCATACCTCCGATCTTGATACCGGCGAAATGCACATCTTCCTGACCAAAGTTGAGGCCTGGTGCGCTCAGTTTGGTCTGGCTCTCACCATTCCACATGGTTGCGAATATCAGCAGCTGCAGCAAAAGCAGGAGGCCTGATGAGCAGCCTTCTCGCCAAAGTAATGGATCGCGGTATTTTCCGCGTGCCGGCGCGCCGCAAGCGCAAGGTAGAAGTTAAGCCTTCCGATATCCCCACCTTTCACTATACGGCTCACCTGGCAGATGTCCGCTGGCTGCGCCGCGCTGCCAGAAGGAAAATTGCATGAGCATTTATCAACGCATTAACGGCGCTGACTGGCGCAATATCTGGGTTGTTGGCGACCTGCACGGCTGCTACACCAACCTGATGAACCGGCTGGACGCTGTCGGGTTCGACCCAGCACAGGATCTGCTGGTTTCGGTTGGCGACCTTATCGACCGCGGGGCGGAGAACGTCGAGTGCCTTGAGCTAATCACAATGCCCTGGTTCATGGCTGTTCGCGGAAACCATGAGCAGATGATGCTCGACGGACTATCCTCCTCCGGGAACGTGAATCACTGGCTCGCCAACGGTGGCGGATGGTTCTTTAACCTTGACTACGACAAAGAACGCCTGGCTATCGCGTTGTCCCATTTGGTTGCAGGTTTGCCACTCATCATCGAGGTAATGACCGAGGGTAAGAGGGTGGTGGTCTGCCATGCTGACTACCCTCATAACGAATATGCGTATGACAAGCCCGTCGATGCAGAACAGGTGATCTGGAATCGTGAGCGAGTGAGCGCGGCTCAGGATGGGATTGTGAATGAAATATCCGGTGCAGACCTGTTTATTTTTGGGCATACCCCGGCACATCAGCCAAGCCAGTACGCCAATCAGATGTATATCGATACCGGGGCTGTATTCTGTGGCCGCCTGACCTTGGTGCAGATCCAGGGTGGTGATCATGCGTAAACCTGCACGTCGTAAATGCGCCCACTGCCGCGAATGGTTCCATCCTGCCCGGGAAGGGCAGGTGGTATGCAGTTTTGAATGCGCCAGCGCGATCGGCAAAAAACAGACAGCAAAAGCCCGGGAGGCGGCGAAGGCCAGGGCGGTGAAGCGCCAGCGCGAATCCGAAAAGGAAGGTCGCCAGCGTCGCCGGGCCAAGCGAGAGTCATTCAAGACAAAGGCCCAATGGGATAAAGAGGCTCAGTCAGCCTTTAACCGGTATATTCGCATTCGTGATGAAGGTAAGCCCTGCGTGAGCTGCGGAAACCCGCTTATTGGTAAGAGCAACTACCTGACCGGCAGCGCAATTGACGCCAGTCATTACCGTTCCCGTGGTGCGGCGTCGCACCTGAAATTCAACGTGTTCAATGTCCACTCCGCCTGCACCCGCTGCAACCGGCAGTTGAGCGGCAACGCTGTTGAATATCGCATTCACCTGATTGAACGCATTGGCCTGGATCGCGTAGAGCGCCTTGAGGCTGATAACGAGCCGCGCCGGTTCGATATTCCCTACCTGCAGCGAATCAAATCCATATTCACCCGCAGAGCCCGCGCGCTGGAAAAGCGCCGCGCCCGCCATCAGGAGGCCGCATGAGCCGTGACGTTATCGAACGCATCCGCGACCGCTGGCAAAAGCTGCGTCTATGCCGGCACCGTGGCACCGTACTGGTTGACTACCGAATTTTGAAGAATTTCGTCCGCATCTATCAGGCTTCAGGAGAGAAAGCATGAATACCCAGTATCTTGAGTATGTTCGCCAGCAGCTGATAGTGGCCACCGCCGATCTGAGCGGTGCGACGAAAGGGCAGTTGATTGCCTTTGCAGAGAACGCGCAATTCACCGCTACGGCCCGCAGCCGGGGAAGGAAGAAAGTAGCCGACCCGGTAACCGGCCGCATGGTAAACCCATCCAGCCCGCCAATTCCCGGGCAGCAGTCCCGCGCTAAGGGTTCATCAATCGCTCTCGTTCTGCCCGTTGAGTATTCTACGGCCAGCTGGCGCCGGGCTCTGCTGTCGCTGGAAGAGCATCAGAAAGCGTGGCTGCTGTGGAACTACAGCGACAATATCCGCTGGGATCACCAGGAGGCGATCACCCGGTGGGCATGGGAGCAATTCAGCGAGAAGCTGGCTGGCGTGCGCATTGCAAAGAAAACGGTTGATCGCCTGCGTCAACTTATCTGGCTGGCCGCTCAAAATACAAAGCAGGAAATAACCGGTAGAGGGCATCATTACTCTCCCGCCGCGATGGTGGGGATAAAGCCAGATAACTGGTGCCACAATTATTCAGATTACTGGCAGGTCATGATGGACATCTACCAGGAACTTGATAGTCAGGCGTTACTCTCTGTTTCTCGATCACGTTCACAACAAAAAGCGACTTTTTCGCAGCAGGGTCTTGCAAAAGTCAATTAAATGCGTCATATTTGAGTCTACTTTGATATGCTGCCTTAACTTTAAGTGTCGGCATGAAGATGATAGTCACATACCAGTTTGTAAAATTAGCCTCGGCATTCCGCCGGGGCTTTTTTATGCCTGCGATCCGGTCAGGGCTCTTGGGTAGAGACGTGCTGCACGACACGTTGAAACCCTTCACGCGCAAGAGCCCTGAACCAGATTGCTGGTTTAGCTCAGCAGGTAGAGCGCCTGCCTTGTAAGCAGGAAGTCGGCGGTTCGATTCCGTCAACCAGCACCAATTCAGCGCCATTAGCTCAACCGGAGAGAGCAATAGCCTTCTAAGCTATCGGTTTCAGGTTCGAGTCCTGAATGGTGCGCCAGACACGGGCATGAGCACTAACGCTTAAATAAGTCCTGATAGGTGCCAGATTGATCGCCTGGCCGTCAGCTCCACGAAACGGAGCACGCAACAGGTAATGGCATTGACCGGGCACAAAATTAATTGGCGAGAACTCTCAGGTTCAGACCCATACCGGCATCGTGGAACGCACAACTGAGATAGGGCGACTACGCGGGGATCAGTGTCATTATCGTTGTGGTGAGAACAGGATCTGTAATGGGTACTCAGCCAAAAAGAACCTTCCTGTAGGGCGCTGAGCTAAGCAGCACGTAGCGGCCAACCACAACCCAATCCCTCTACCTTGGGACCATTACGGCTACCGTGCCGTCGCTTTTACCCTTGGTATTTCTTCCCGCCTTGAGCGGGTTTTTTATTTTCAGGGTCGCGGGAATCACCCTCGACGCTTTGTTGGTAAATCAGCCCGACGGCCCTGAACCTTTTACTGACTACAGACAGCACCCCGAACATTATCGGAGGTGAGAGATGCAACGTATGAACCCAACCGATGGTCACAATCTGCCTTACTGGTGGTCAGCCTTGCTTGGTATCTTTTCCGTCCTGAGTCTGCAGGATTATGTCTTCATCATTGGCGCCCTGATCTCTGCCTTCTTCACAATCAAGACGTATTACGCAAAGCGTAAAGAAGAGCGAGAGCGACTGGATGAAGAGAAAAAGCGCACGCAGCTGTTGGCCAGTTATCTGGCTGATGTCTCCGCAAAGCCTGGAGGTGACCGCCCGGCTTCAGCCGAAGTGGTTACCGAGGCTTTGAAGCGGATCGCAAGTGATACACAGGGGTGATCATGACGCCATCAATGAGGAATAAACTGATTGGCGTGATCGCCGGCGGCGGTGGCGCCATAGCCATTGCCTCTGCGCTCATCACTGGCCCAACCGGTAACGATGGTCTTGAAGGTGTGCGCTATGACCCCTATCAGGATGTGGTAGGCGTCTGGACTGTCTGCTATGGCCATACTGGCAAAGACATCATGCTCGGCAAGAAGTACACCGAGGCTGAATGCCGTGCGCTGCTCAGCAAAGACCTGAACACCGTTGCTCGCCAGATTGACCCATATATCCAGAAGCCGATCCCCGAGACAATGCGCGGGGCTCTGTACTCGTTCGCCTATAACGTCGGCGCTGGCAATTTCCAGACCTCCACGCTGCTGCGCAAAATCAACCAGGGCGACCAGAAGGGTGCATGTGATCAGCTGCGCCGCTGGACCTACGCCAAGGGTAAGCAGTGGAAAGGCCTGGTAACTCGCCGAGAGATTGAGCGCGAAGTTTGTCTGTGGGGGCAGAAATGAGCCGCACAATAGCAGTTTTTGGCGTCGCCATAATTAGCCTGATTCTTATCCTTTGGTGGGGGCTGAGTCACTTCCATGAGGCGTACCAGGCGGAAAAAACTCGCGCTGATAATGCAGAACAGCAGGTAAACGCAGCGCAGACGATCACATCCAACGTTCTGACCACCATGACCATCTTCAACACCATCGCCGAGGCCAATCAGCATGCAAAAGAGCAGATCGCACTGGACGCATCGGGAGCCTCGGCTGATATCCGGGTTGCTGTTGCGAATGATGATTGCACTAATCGCCCTGTGCCTGCTGGCGCAGTTAAGCGGCTGCAACAATTCGCGAACGGTCTACGTCAAAGTACCGGTAGTCCCGTTACCAGCCAGCCTGACGGCTGACACCCCGCAACCGGAAATCCCTGACAACCTGACGTGGGGTCAGAGCCTTGATTTAAACGTCAGTCTGCTATCAGCGCTTGGGCAGTGCAACCGGGATAAGGCTGACATCAGGCAAGCAGAGAAAAAACGAGCCTCGCAATAGCGGGGCTTTTTAATGCGTATCGTACACGCAAACCATCGAGAGTCTTTCAGTCGTGAGCCTGAGGAACGCCGTTAAAGGTGGCGACCTCTCTCGGGCGGCGTTCCTGTACGACAGGCTCACACCTAAAGGAAAACAGCATGAAAGTTATCAAGTATTGGAAAGTTCAGCTTCTGCAGTTGCCTCAGCCCTCCAGCAATATTTCCGGCATTATCAATGCCCGCACTCTGGTCGAAAGCCAGTTGTTTGAGGGGTACTCGAAAGATAAACCGAAAATTAACCTCGGTTCCGGAGTAAATATTGAGTTGTTTACAGCACCCGATTCGCTGGAAACCCGTATCTTTCGTGACCACCTCGTTGACAGTGTGCGTTGCTTCCCGGTGTGTGAAGATGATGATGAAACTGACGGAACTCAGGAAGAGCAGACTAAGCCACCCTCACGCGAAGCAATGATTGAATATATCAAGCAGGCCATTGGGGAAGGCTATCAGCCTAAAATCGGCCATGAGCTCATTGGCAATCCTGATCTGCTTTGGCAGTTTCATGACGAGGCGGTCGATTATGAATATCGCGATTGTTGGCGCTGGTACCAAAACGGTCATGGTTTTCATGAGACCTTTAGCGTCCCTAAGAAAATCCACGATCACTCCTGCGTCAACTGTTTTGCCGATAAAGGCCCATGCCTTGGCAAGTGCCAGGTTCCCGATGTTAATAAGGCTCGCAGCTCCTCCTTCGAAGACGTCGTGAAGCCGGTAATCAAATGGCTTAACGAAAACGCCAACCCTCATACATCAGTGAACATCGACGCAACCAGTGCTCATCTGCTTACTGGTGAAATCGGCATTCACACGGAAGAGTTCATTAAGGACTGACCGGGCATTACAGAGCCACTTTTAGAGGTGGCTCGATAATGTCACAACGAGGTAATCCATATGCGCACTACTGGAATCCTAATGGCGGAAATTACGCTTCGCCCATACATGAAGCCGCTGCTCATCCTTTCAGTGCTTTTGCGCTGGGGCTGGCTCACTAAGAAGTGTATCCGGGTTGGCCCTGTAATTGAGAAGAAGGCGTGATTATAAAGTTCTGCAAATGGCGTCCGAAAAGCGCCATTGACAGAGTTTTATATAAGTTTGTTGATGCATCGGTGTCGAAATTACCGAGCAAGTATCTTTGGTTCCCAGAGGATTGTTCTGCATGACTGAAAATGACAATCGCAGACCATACCCTCCCGTCAACTTCACTGGCGAAAACTGGCTGCCGTATACCCGGCTTATCCCTGCTGCCGAAATCGGCGAATGGGTAAATCAGAACATCCTCTCTGAAGACGGCAGAATCCATAACCCTGATCATGTGCACTTGCTCGATGCTGATGTCGCGTTCATGTGGGCCTCTGGCTCATTCGCCAAAAGTGGCCGCATTGTGCTGGGTCAATGTGAGCAGGTAATGATGCGCGCAGGAGGTTGGCAGAAGTCCCGCATGGAGCAGCAGATGCATGAATGGTTCGGTCGCATACCGAAGTTCATCATCACTCTGGCTGCTGACTACTGCGAGCAATGTAACGATTTGGAGTTCTGCGCACTGGTTGAGCATGAGCTTTACCACATCGCCCAGGCTACCGATGACTATGGCGCGCCGAAGTTCAACAAAGAGACCGGTATGCCGGTTCTGAAGCTTCGCGGCCATGACGTCGAGGAATTCGTCGGAGTGGTCCGGCGTTACGGTGCCAGCAAAGACGTGCAGGAAATGGTGGATGCGGCGAACAGGCCGGCGGAGGTTGCTCATATCGATGTTGCCAGAGCTTGCGGGACGTGCATGCTGAAACTGGCTTAATTCTGGAATGCTTTGGAAGGATGGTGATTCATGGCTGCACTAAAACCGGAAGTTAAAGCCGCCATCGTTCAAATGCTTGCGTGCTATGACACGCTGTCGATTGTGGTCGACGCCATCCAAAAAGATTACGGGATAAAAGTCACCCCTCAGCAAGTTGAATCGCACGATCCGACGAAGGTCAGCGGCAAGGGTCTGGCTAAAAAGTGGGTAGACCTCTTCAACCATACCCGCGACCGTTTTCTCAACGAAATTTCCGATATTCCTATCGCCAACAAGGCCTACCGTCTGCGCGTACTGCAGCGAATGTCGACGACTGCTGAGAACATGAAGAACATCGGTATGACAGCCCAACTACTGGAGCAGGCAGCAAAAGAGGTGGGTGAGGCTTACAGCAATAAGCAAAAAGTCGAACACACCAGCCCTGACGGTAGCATGTCGCCGCGACCAACGACGATCAGACTGGTAGGAGTAGAGCCAACAAATGGAAAGCCAGGTTGACCTACAAATCCCGGCGAAGCTCGTTCCCGTATTCGCGACAGAGGGCATTCGCTATCGTGGCGCGCATGGTGGCCGAGGTTCTGCAAAGACGCGCACATTCGCGCTGATGAGTGCGGTTAAAGCGTATCAGGCAGCCGAAAGCGGATTAAGCGGCGTCATTCTCTGCGCTCGCGAGTTTATGAACTCCCTCGAAGAGTCATCGATGGAGGAAGTGAAACAGGCGATCCGGTCTGTTCCCTGGCTGGATGAATACTTCGATATTGGCGAAAAGTACATCCGCACTAAAAACCGCAACGTCAGCTACGTCTTCTGCGGCTTGCGCCACAACCTCGACAGTATTAAGTCAAAGGCGCGCATTCTGGTTGCGTGGGTAGATGAGGCTGAGTCGGTATCGGCGACGGCCTGGAAGAAGCTTCGCCCGACGGTGCGTGAAAATGGCTCTGAAATCTGGGTGACATGGAACCCGGAGAAAGACGGCAGCGCCACGGACAAGCTCTTCAGAAAGAACCCGCCGAAAAGCTCGATGATTGTCGAGATGAACTACAGCGACAATCCGTGGTTCCCGGATGTACTCGAAGAAGAGCGCCTCGAAGATCTGGAAAACCTCGACTACGCCGATTATGCGTGGATTTGGGAAGGCGCCTATCTGGAGAACTCAGACAAGCAGGTGCTGGCGAATAAATACGTCGTGCGGAGCTTTGAAGACGACCTCTGGAAGAAATCAGAGCGCCTGCTGTTCGGCGCCGACTTCGGTTTCGCAAAAGACCCGAGCACGCTTATTCGCATGTTCATCCTGGATAACAACCTCTACATCGAATACGAGGCCTACGGCAATGGTGTAGAGCTTGATGACATGTGGAAGTTTTACGCTGGAAAAACCGATGCCACGCCGAAACAGCTTGAAGACTGGAAGGTTACTGACGAGGCGAAATTCCCCGGCATACCCGAGGCTCGCAAATGGCCTATCAAAGCCGACAACTCCAGACCTGAAACTATCAGCCATATCAAGGGCCAGGGTTTCAATATCTCAGCAGCTCAGAAATGGCAGGGCAGCGTAGAGGATGGGATAACTTGCCTGCGTGGCTTTAAGAAAATCATCATTCACCCACGCTGCAAGGAGACGGCTAAAGAAGCTCGTCTCTACTCGTACAAAACTGACCGGATCACTGGCGAGGTCTTGCCGGTAATAGAGGACAAGAACAACCACTGCTGGGACGGTGTCCGGTACGGTCTGGACGGGTATATCAAGCACAAAGCGCAAGTCGGCGCAGTATTCTTCTAAGGAGCATCGCCAGTGAGCGAACAAGATAACGGCCTTCAACTGGCTGTGAACAATCTCGCCACTGAAATGCGGCGAGCGAATTACCTTAACGCCATCGGTATCGGCGGGGGTAATACCAAGCGCCCGACGCTCTATCAGGAGTTTGGCTACCCGCGAACCATTACCTTCCATGACTTTTACAACATGTACCGGCGCAACGCCGCAGGCTTCGCTGTTGTGCATCGCCTTCTTGATGGATGCTGGCAGGACTATCCGGTCATCGTTGACGGTGATGAGTCCCAGGAGGCGAAGAAAACCAACCCGTGGGAAAAGAAAGTCACCAGGTTCATGAAGAAATGGTGGCCGAAGGTGAAGGATGCCGATCGCCGCAATATGGTCGGGCGTTACTCCGCACTGCTGCTGCAGGTGAAAGATAACAAGCCATGGAGCGATCCAGTAGATACCAGGCTGGTGAAATCCCTGGGCGAGTCAGCGCTGGTAAAACTTATCCCGGTATGGGAGCCGCAGCTGACGGTCGCCGAATGGGATAACGATCGCCAGTCCGAGACCTTCGGCCAGCCGAAGATGTTCAACTTCAACGAGCAGCCGGTTGGAGACGAGGCTTTCGTCGGGCCGACTCGCGGTGAGCCTGTTCATCCGAGTCGGGTGATCCTGTTCTGTGAAGGCTCGGAAGATGACAACGTTCTGTCTGGTATCCCGCTTCTTGAGGCCGGATACAACAAAGGGCTCGACCTTGAGAAGATTTCCGGCGGTGGCGCTGAGGGCTTCCTGAAAAATGCCAGCAGGCAGATCGCGGTCGAGTTCAGCAAAGAAACAGACATGGCTACGCTGTCCGATCTGGCGAAGAAAGCTGGTTATGCTGACCTCGGCGAAGCGATGGGCGATAAGGTCAACAAGCTTAACCGCGGCACCGATGCGGCGGCGGTTATGCAGGCCGGGCAGATGCACGTTCTGAGCGTAACTCCAGGCGACCCGGGGCCGACGTGGGAGGTCACCGCCAACGAGCTGGCGGCATCAGTACAAATCCCGTTCACTATCCTGTTTGGACAGCAGACCGGACGACTGGCGAGTGATGAGGATAAAACCGACTGGGCCATTCGCCGAAATACCCGCCGCAACGGCTTCCTGACTGACCGAATCACAGCTTTGCTGGAACGCTTCTGGACCCTGGGCATTATCGATCCGCCGACAAATGGAGAGGTCACCATTTCATGGACTGACCTGCTGGCGCCTGGCGAGAAGGAGAAAATCGAGAACGCCTCGAAACTGGCCGATATCGTCCAGAAAACCTCTGGATTCTACGGAGGCGAGCCGCCATTCACGGCCAACGAACTTCGCGAGATTGTAGGCCTCGACCCTCTGCCTGAGCCAAAGCAACCACCTAACCCGAATGACAAGGTGACAACCGATGATCCACTGGCCGATGACACCGGAGCAGACGGCAAAGGTGGGGCTGCCGATAGTTCCGCGCAGCAAGGTTGACCCGACCCGATCGGCCAAGCAGGTAACCGCGATGTACCGGGATATCGAGGACCGTTATCTCGGCATCAAGCGCGCACTTAAAGCGTTGTTCGACCAGCGCCTGACCGGGAGAGAGCGAGAGGTTAACAGCCACAACTGGCATTTCCTGTGTCACGTTAACGGTGCAGAGCCAACGCTCTACCAGGTCAACGCCGGCAAGTTCATCTACGACATGTCGGCGCAGGAACTGGCCGACCTGCTCGAAGCGGTGCAGGTTATTCTCGACGATTACCTGCTGGAAGGCGGCGAACAAAGCCTGTGGGCGATGGATTACGTCGCCGCTGAGGCACAGCGCGGAACGCTGGAGGCCTTCAACAACCTCTCGCAGCAGTCGCAGGTGTACGCCAGCCAGACGACGCTTCAGCAGCTTTTAAGCAGCCCTGCATACCAGAACCAGATCGCCAGTGCCTACATCAGCACGTATAGCGACTGGAGGCTGGAAGCTGACCGGGCGCGCGGTGACCTGGCGAACATCATCGCGGATGCCGTTGGGCGCGGTGTGAATCCCCGCGAAACGGCGCAGGTGATAAGCAAGCGCCTTGATGTCTCTATGGGCCGCGCAAAGACTATCGCTCAGACTGAGCAGGTCGGCGCGCTGCGCCAGGCTCAATGGAACGAAACGGACTGGGCTGCCGACAGGCTTGGGCTGAATACCGGCCTGCTGTGGCTATCTGCGCTCAAACCGACGACGCGCAGCTGGCACGCCAGCCGTCACGGCAAGGTTTATACCACCGAGCAGGTGCGAGACTTCTACGCTGAGAACGGCAACCGGTACAACTGCTATTGCAGCCAGATTCCGGTGTTGCTTAACGACGACGGCAGCATATTTAACAAGGGGCTGGCGGATAAGCTGGCTAAAGAGCGGAATCAGTGGACAAAAGCAGAATCAGCTTAATGTATAATCATCAGTGGCTAGGGTAGCTCCCGAAAAACGGTATCGTCACCGCCTGCCACTGATATTCTGACGAGCAACTAAGACGAGGTTGTGAATGAGCATTCCGAAACCAAAGAACACAGTCCGCATCTCATTCACTGTTATTGATGAGAATGGTGAAGAAACACTGAGTCGGGATTATTTTCTGCCATTTGAAAAAATTACGCAGGCTAGATTCCCAGCCCTGCCAGAGGCAGCACAGACCGAGGCTCAAAAGTTCCATGAAGCAGCAGTAATGATGGGCTGCTTTGGTGAATAGCATGAAGTCAGGGCTCTAATTCTGTCCTAAAAATATATTACAGGCTGCCATCCGGCGGCCTTTTTTATTGCCTGAAATCCACCAACGAGGACCCAGCATGAAACGCAACCGCGTTAACGTGCTGACCGTCGTCAACTCCGCTTCAAACATCACCACTGAAACCATCGACGGCAAGCCACATATCGTGGTTCGCGGCATCACGCCTGTCGTGGACGATATCGTGATGAACCGGAAGTTGTACCCGGCAGCAGAAATCGAAAAGGCCTACAACACGCTTGAGCGTAACCCGATGCCGCTGGGCCACCCGAAGGTTGACGGGAAGCATGTGTCTGCTCGCGATGTCCGGGCGGTGAATGAATATCACGTCGGCGCATGGCTGCAGAACGTCAGCCACGAAGGTGGGAAGGTGACGGGTGATATGTACGTTAACCGCCAGTACGCCGAGTCAAGCGAGAAGGGCAAGCGCCTGATTAATCGCCTTGATGAGATGATCGCCGGTACCAACTCAGAACCCATCCACATCTCCACAGGACTGCTGTATTCCGGCATTGCCGCTAATGGCGAGTCGAAGGGCAAGAAGTACAACGAGATCGCCACCAACATGATGTTTGACCATGTGGCGGTGCTGCTCGATGAGCCTGGCGCCGGAACACCTGAAGAAGGCGTGGGCATCTTCGTCAACTCAGAAGGTCATGAGCAGCAGATCGAGGTCGCTCGCCTTGCTGATGGTATCGACTGCACACGCGAAGGCCTGCTCAACAAGACCAAATTCTTTTTCACCAATGCCTCCAACTTCTCTTTTGACGACATTTCACGCGCTATCAGCGACAAGCTTCGCGAGGGTGACACAGAAGATAAGTGGCTATGGCCAGAAACGGTGTGGCCAGACAGCTTCATCTACCGCGATGACACCAGATACCTAAAGCAGAAGTACCTCATCGATGATGACGGCAAAGCCGTGTTCGTCGGCGAACCTGTAGAAGTCGTGCGCAAACCCATTGAGTACGAGATTAAAACCAACGGAGAGAACGATCCGATGAAAGAACTGATTATCAATGCGCTCCAAGCCGCGGGTAAGCCGACTGAAGGCAAGTCCGATGCCGAACTGATGGACGCTTACAACCAGCTAGCGGCAGAGAAGGCGGCAGCCAAGAAAGATGGCGGCGACGAAATCGATCCCGCCACCGGCAAGCCTAAGAAAAAAGAGCAGGCCAGCAACAGCGAAGAAGCGCCGGCATGGTTTAAGCCATTTGCTGATGATTTGGCAGCCGTTAAGTCAGGCCTTGCCGTGAACGCTGACAAAGAGAAAGGCGAAAAACGCGCTGCCGTAAAAGCGAAATTCGGGCTGGATGACCTGGCGGTGAATGCGCTTGACGGCGCCGCCCTTGATGGCCTGTTTGCTCAGTGCCAGACCTCTACCGGCCTGAATGGTGCATTCCGTCCGGTCAACAACAACGATTCTTTCAGCGAAATGCCGGAGTAAAAAATGGCTAAAGACGGGAAACACGTAATTCACGCGGGCGGAATTTTCCCCAACCCGCAACTTAATCGTGAAGGTTCTGCGGCCGCAGCGTTTCTGCCGGGTACCGTTATCTTTTTCAGTGCAGCCAAGCCTACACCGTCTGTTGATGGCGCTGAAGACGCGATTCTTTACGTTGCTAACTACGACTATTTGCGCTGCAAAACGGTTGACGATGCCTATGCGAACGGTGACTGGGTGGTAAACATCCAGCCAACGCCGGGCGTTTTCCTCAACGTTCGCGCTGCCGCTGGTACCTACACCAAGGGCCAGCCGGTTTCTGTGGCCAATGGCCAAATTAAAGCACTGGCAGAGGGTGAAACCATCTTTGCCTATGTCGAAGAAGACAAGTCCCTGACCGCCACAGCAGGCGATCTGGTTCGCGTCGTGTTCAAGTAAGGAGAGACTGAATGTTTGTATTTTCCACCCGACGCGCGACTGAGACGGGCAACCTCGAAGCGAACCAGGCGCAGTTCAATGAGCTGCAACTGGCGCGCAATATGAGTGCTCAGGCCGTTGCTGATTTCGTATCCCGCACCCGCTGGCGTGGTGATGCGGCAAACACTCCGGCGCTGGACGCGACGAACGCTGTCGACGATATCCGCCGCCTGTATCGCGCTTATGATCAGACTGTGCTGGCTGAATTCGAACCAACTACTGAATTCACTCTGCTTAACGACCTGATCCCGTTGTCCCGCTCTGTCCGTCTTGAAGAGTCCGTGTACGAGTATGCTCGCACCGGTGGCCGCGGCTGGGCGCATACCTCCATGTCCGGCCAGATTGGTGCGGCGCTTGATGCGCGCGCGTACACCTTCGACGGTACTATGGTTCCGATCCACGACTCTGGCTTCAAATTTCAGTGGCGTGACCCGATTTTCAACAAAGGCTCCGCTCTGGCTTCTCTGGCCGATGCTCAGCGCGGCTCTGTTGATGATGTTCGTCGTCAGTACGTTGATTACGTCTTCAACGGTTTCCGTGACTCTGCTGGCAACTATATCGCTTTTGATGGCAAGACCTGGAAGGGGGTGAAAGCCGATGAGCGGGTGCAGATTGTCGATCTCAGTGCTTCCGGCCTGAATATCGACTTCACCAGCTCAAGCGCAACGGCTGAGCAAATCCGCAATGCAGCCATTGCTCTGCGCGACGTGATGAAGCTGACCAACCTGCAGTATGCACAGCAGACCTGGTATGTTTCAGGCGAGATCACCTCAAATCTGGAACGCTACTTCAGCGACAACTACCAGTCTGACACCATCCTGCAGGAGCTGCTGAAGCTCTCCGGCATCGCTGCCATCAAAGAAGATGCGCAACTGTCCGGCAACCAAATCCTGATTGTTCCGCTTACCGCCGGCGTTATCGCTCCGATTGTCGGCCAGGCGGTTGGCACCGTTGCAGACCCTCGCCAGTTCTATAACAGCGATTACGTCTGGCGTACCTGGGGTGCGATGGGCCTTATGGTTAAGACCGACATCAACAATCGCAAATCCGTTATTTACGCGCATAGCTAAGGGGTATTTATGGCACTGGTAAAAGTGGTTCGCGATAACCTGATTTCCGGTGCCAATCTCCAGAAGCTGGAGGTTGGTGCTCAGGTTTCGGTAAGCGGTGATGTCGCTAAGCGTTGGGTAGCTGCTGGTCTGGTTGAAATCATTAGTGATGACGAGCAGACGCTGGAAGTGGCTACACCGGGCAATGATGCTGCAGAGCAGGCAGAGCAGGCAGAGCAGGCAGAGCAGGCAGAGCAGGCAGAGCAGGCAGAGCAGGCAGAGCAGCAGGAAGAATCTGCCAGCAAATCGAAGAAGGCGAAATAACCATGGCTGACCCAATCACAGCGGCAGACGTGCAGGCGTTCCTCGGTGAGTTGGGTTACGCCATTCCCTCCTCGCTGCTCGATCCGATTCTCTGCGTGGTGAACAAGATTATCCCGTGCCTCGATGGTGCGGGATATGACGACTGCACGGCAAAGCTCATCCTGATGTATGCCGCTGCGCTCATGGCGACGTCTTCCGGTGCCCGGCGAATAAAATCGCAGGGAGCGCCATCAGGCGCGTCCCGCTCGTTCGATTACGGAGATGAGGGCATTACCTGGCTGCGTGATTCGTTGGCCCGGCTTGATACCAGCGGCTGCACCAGTGAGCTGCCGATAAGTGCCGGTAACAGCGTGGGCCTGTTTCTGGTGGTCGGGGGCTGCTAATGGCGTGGGTTTCAGTTCAGCAACGGCTGCCGCGGACGTTTACCCGGGTGTGGGTGATCACCGATACCGGCGAGCAAACTACGGCGTACGTGAAAAGCGACGGTGAGTGGTTCATTAACTGCGACCGCATACGCGCCACAGGCGCCGCCGTGCTGCGATGGAGGGATGACTGATGTCTTCGGTAGCTAATTGGTCATACACGGCAACAGCGACAATCTGGAGGCGCATACGCGATGCTGACGGTAGTGATACCGACGGCGGAGGTCAGCCTTACGGGTGGGAAGCGCCGATCGCTATCCTCTGCGACTACCAGGGCGGACTCTCTGCAAAAATCGGTGACCTTGGCCGGGAGCTCGTTGTTAAAAACACGATATGGACCGAGTACGCAACGGCGCGGGAGGGAGATTACATTTTTCTTGGTGTGTCTCTATCTCCAAACCCACCTGATGATGCTGATGAAATTCGTCAAATAATTCGTTATGCGGATACATTCGAGAGACTAGCCGATGATTATGCGATTATCACCGGCGCGTGATAAAATGTAATGGCGCGGCTAGACCGGCCAGTCGAAAGCAGAGAACACAGACTCTGTTGCCGCGCACCTCTCTCTGTGAAACCTACTGTGAGGTTTAATGTGAAAGATCATAAAGACATCCCCGTGGACTGGGTTTCTTCTTGCATTGATTACAACGCTGATTCTGGAGTTCTTACATGGAAAAGAAGGCCTTCATCTCACTTCAAAAATAGACAGGCCCACTCGGCATGGAATTCAAGGTTCCAAGGCAAGACCGTTGGATGGAAAAGTTCGGCGGGTTATCTATCCTTGGCTATTGATGAGGTGAAATTTCAGGCTCACCGCGTTGCTTGGGCAATATATCATCAGTCTTCTCCCTCTGGCGTCATTGATCACATAAACGGGAACAAGACTGACAATCGCATCACTAACTTACGAGTTGTCGAGTTTTGCGAGAATATGAAAAACGTCAAAAGATACTCCAACAATACGAGTGGAATTGCAGGGGTAAGGTGGTATTCACAACGCTCTAAATGGGTGGCATACATCAATGTTGACGGCAAGCGAAAGCAACTTGGGTATTACGCCTTGTTAGATGATGCGATCGACGCTAGGAAAAAAGCTGAAGTTGAGAATGGATACCACGAAAATCACGGCAGAGAATAAATTCAATATAAGGTCGCCATGGCGGCCTTTTTTACGTCTGGAGTCTGATTATGGGCGCTAAAGTTCGCGGCATCCGCCAGGCCAAGGCCAACCTCGATCGCATCATCAAAGACGTCCAGGGGCGTAAAATCGTGCGAGCAATCCAGTCTGCGATGCTTATTGGCAGTGCGCAGGCTGCGCTTTACACCCCGATCGATACGTCGACGCTCATCAATAGCCAGTTCCGCGAAATCACGGCTAACGGTACCAGGGTAACCGGGCGCGTCGGTTACTCTGCTTCTTATGCGGTGTTCGTTCACGACCCGGCAGTGAAACAGAACTTCACGCGAGCAACGGCCCGCAAGGAGTTCTTAACGAAGGGCTTCGAAGATACCCGCAGCCAGATTGACGCGGTGGTGAAGAAGGAATTGTCGTTATGAATCGCACTATCCATTTTGCCGGAGATGGCCTCGGCCCTCGCAAAGTATTTGTGAATGGCAACCAAATCGACGGGGTATTTTTTGCTGATATCCAGCGCGGAATTGTTCGGTATCATCCAAGGCCATTCAGAGCCCATAAGCGCCGTAAAGGTGAGATCTACGAGCGTACTTTAAAGGGACGCGTAGAAGTCTTTCCATGTGGAGAGGCACAATGACCCCTCCGATGTATATGCGCCTTAAAGACCTGTTTGTGGCTGAGGGGCTTACCGCGGGGTTTAAAGTCCAGTGGCGGCAATGGCGTGACACCGGCAAAGACGCTGACCAGTTCATCGTGTTCCGGCCTTCCGGCGGTACCAATATCGAATACGACCGCGGCGGCGACTGGTATGTGATGGTTGATGTCGTTTCCTCGAAGGCGAATCCCGATGCTGCAGACGCCGCGGTAAACGCCATTGTCGAGTACATCAGCGCGCAATCCGGCGCCGATGATTGCGTAGGCGCGCTGCGGCTTGTCGGCAATGTCCCGGCGCCGATCCCCACCGAAGAGGGCCGGTTAGTAACCCGGCTGCTCGTCTCCTGCACATACGGCGAATAATCGTCAGAATCACCCATCAGGCTGCCATATGGCGGCCTTTTTTAATTGAGAGGCATACATGCAAGGCTGCGCTAATGACACCGGCAAGCTGATTGGTAAGGTGGCCGTGCTCCGCATGGCTTTTGGCTGTGCTGATACGGTTCCTGCGCTTTCCGAATGGAAGCGACTCGGCGCCATGACCACCAAGGGCTTTGACTACTCCATGAATACCGTCACCTCTGAGGCTGACGATACGAAGGGGCTGGTTGAGAACCTGGTCAACAATATGGACTTCACCATCTCAGGAGAAGGTGAGTTCCGCAAGAAAGACAAGACGACGGAAGTCGGCGCTATTGCCATCTCGAAATATATTTTCGATGAAGTGCAGGCCGGCCGTCAGCCGACAGTCTGGGTCCGCTTCGACTTCACTGGTGAAGACGCTGGCACTTATATCATGGGCTACTTCAATACCACCTCCTGGTCTGGTGATTTCGGCACCTCGGATATTTCCACCTTCTCCGGAGAGTGGAAAGTAGCTGATGCAGACACCGTGGTATTTGAGGTCGCCCCGCCGGCGCTGGCGTTCACCACCAACCTGCCGACGACCAAGAGCGTGACGGCCGGATCGGCTCTGACTATGTCTGTAGTGGTTGAGGGTGGTGCCGCGCCTTACACCTACGTCTGGAAGAAAGACGGCACGGTTGTCAGCGGGCAAACAACGGCGATCTTCAACAAGGCCAGCGCTGCTTCCGGTGATGCCGGGGTTTATACATGTGAAGTCACCGATTCCTCCGCGACACCAGTCAAGATCACGTCTGCATCCTGCACGGTCACTATCAGTTAACCACCAGGCCATTTCGTGAATAGTACAAAGGGCGTTCTGCGCCCTTGATACTGTTTATGGAGCGACTATGACCCCGATTAAAGAATTAGGCGAATGCGTTATCAGCACCGGTGACCGGGAATTCTTTTTCCGGCCGTCGTTTCGCAACATGGCGCGAATCGGTGAGCCCGAGGAGATTGTTCAGGCGTTCTATGACCTGTGCAATGACGAGGCGACGCCATTCGCGCAGCGCGCAGCTGAGGCCTATATCCGCGATGAGTACAGCCGCCTTCCTGATTGCGTCCTGCGGTTTATGCAAAGCGGGCTTCTGTCACGCAAGGCGGTCATGGCCGCGCATACGGTCCTGACAGCTTGCTGTGACGATGATATCGGCGATCTGGTTGGATGGATGAAGCCGGGGAAATCACGCAAGCGTGGCTTCGTCTGGCGTCCGGGCGGCATGCCGCCGCAAAGTATGGTTATCGTCGCGCAAAACCTGATGATGCACGGCATCATCGGCAAAGCGAAGGTGCGCAAGCTGCAGCGTTACGAAACGAACGAGACAACCGCAGAATTCCGCGCAGCCGACTACATCATGGCTGCGCGCAACCATTTCGGTATGAGTCGGGAAGAGGCCGAGAACCTCACAATGACCGAATTTGCATTACTGCTCAACGCGAAATACCCGAACCAGAAAGGCTTCACCAGGGATGAGTACGATCAGGTAATGGACGAAGACGATCGCCGGTGGCAGGCGATGATGCAGCAGGAACAAGCCAGCAAAACCAGATAAACCAGCCTCGGCATAGTCCGGGGCTTTTTTATACCCGCAACAAATCGCGCACTCCCCGCGCATATCAAACCAAGAGCCCTTTTCGGGATATGAGACAGAGATAGGACGGTGGCTTTCATCGTGCCGCTCTTGGGCTGTCCATATCTGGGGAACTGGCTCATATCACCAAAAAGGAAATGACGATGACAGAACTTTCTCTGTTCAATAAACCTGTGCGCGTTGACCGTGACGGCATGATCTGCTTGACCGATATGTGGAAGGCAAGCGGGAAAAGCGACGCTGAATCCCCTTATCACTACCTTCGTAACAAGCAGACAAAGGAATTTTTAGCGGAGCTGGAGAAAAACCACGAATCTGTGGTTTTTACTGTTCGCGGTGTTCATGGGGGAACCTATGGCGGAAAGTTTGTCGCTTATGATTACGCAGCATGGCTAAATCCGGGATTTAAGTATGCGGCGTACAAGGTTCTGGATGATTATTTCACTGGGCAGTTGCAGCGCAAAAGCGATCTGGTTGCTGACCTGAATTTGACACTGCTTGAGTTTGACAACAAAAAGGATTTCGCCAGCCACTGCGGCAGTGGGCTGAATGGATGGAAGCATGAAAAGCCATTGCTCATCGCTCGGATTAAATCATTAACCGATCAACTTCAAATCAGCATCCCTGGCTTGCAGCCATGAATAACCGAATCGTTGAGTGCGCCTCCAGAGCGGGGCGCGACTTCTCGGAGTTCATGAAAGGCGAGAAGAACATGATGGAGGCACTGCGATCGGCTGAAGAGTTCACCGAGCAGTTACGCATTCACGGCTGCGTTAATCACCACTTCGTCAACTTTATGATGATGAAGGCGATCATGAAGGTATTTGACGACTTGCGCCGAGAGGAGTTGCGGGAAGAGCGACGACGCAAACGTGAAGAGAAGAAGAAATGAGCCCACTCAGGTGGGCTCAGTTGCAATAAAGCAACATCGCGTTGATCCTCCACAACCTCGGTTGTATACTCGATTACATCAAGTATTGATTTCAATACCTATTCAACATTCGGAGGAAGCATGAAAGCAACAGTACGCCGCTACTTACGCGCTGCCGGAAGCATTCTTGATATCGCTCCGTCAACCGATTACGTCAAAATCGCCAAAAGAGCCATTGGCACTGATCCATTGCGTAGTGATTTCAGACGCATTGGCGGAGATTTTGGACGCGCAATTACATTAGCAAATGCAGCAAAAGCCGAAGCCGCAAAGCAATAACAATGTTGTCGCAAAGGCCGGCAAGATAGAGAAGGAGCTGGAGGCAAATCCAGAAATCATCGACGTCTTGCTTGGTAGCGGGAAGTTTCAGGCTATGGTCAGGCATGAAACTCATTACTCCGGACCTCTTCCTCCTCCCGAAGTGATGCAGAGCTATGATGAGGTCCTACCCGGCGGCGCGGAACGGCTGTTTGCTATGGCTGAGAATGAGCAGAAATTCAGACATAGCACTCAGGATATGGCCATCAGGGGCACCATAAGTCGGGATAAAAGAGGTCAGTGGATGGGCTTTGCGATAACACTGGTGATACTTGGGATCGCCTCTGTTTTTGCTTATCGTGGTAATACCATCTTTGCTGGCACTTTAATTGGGCTTGATCTTATTGGGCTTGCAACAGTCTTTGTAATAGGCCGCCGAACTCCTCCGAGAAAAGAAGGTTAAGACCTAATGTTTTTCTACCCGCTTAACTGCGGGTTTTGTCGTATCGCTCAGTCTCTGTTAGGATTAATCTGAATGTTCAGAAATGGATGCATCCTAAATGAAAAAGACGATATTAGCTTTGTTTATAGTATCAATGCCTCTGGTATCAATTGCTGCTGAATATGTAACTGAGGGGGCGTGGCAGGTTAAGAAAGAACAAAACAAAATGACCGACAACACGGACGTCGTGGCTATAAACAGATCTCCTGATGTATATACGCGGCAGGGCATAGAAAGAAGTACATCTCTGGTTATCAGGTGTAAAGAAAATAAAACAGAAGCGTATCTATCTGTTAGCGAGTATATGGGTAGCGACGACCCTGTGGTAACTGTAAGACTTGATGGCGGGAAAGCACAAAAACGGACATGGTCTGGTGCAGAGGGCGGAGAGGCTGCTTTCAGCACCAAACCAGTCTCTTTTATCAAAGAGATTTCTTCCCATAAAAAGATGATTGTTGGTTTTGAGCCTTATGGGTCAACGATGCAAGTGGTTGAGTTTGACCTTACAGGAATAGATTCAATTGCAAAAGAAGTTGGCAATGCATGTAAATGGAAACCCTAGCTGTTGCGGCCTATTAAAAAGCAATAAAACACCAACCCGCTACGGCGGGTTGTTTTACATAGGTCACTTTTCCTTCAGCGCCTTAACTTCTTCTTCCAGGTAAATCAGCCTTTCCGCGATGGTGGCCAAATCTAGTGCCTTAACGTGTTTATTTTTCATCGTCCAAGCCTCTAAGGCTGCAACCATTTCAGCGTTAGCGGAGCGCCCGTTGGCCTCTGCCAGCTCATTTATCCTGGTTTTTAGCTCTTCAGGAAGCCTTAAATTAACCTGCGGGTGCTTATACCTTCTCTCGGACATAATGACCTCTTAATCTTTTCGTACAGATTAAGTAGGTATCTATTGACTATCAATGCGTACCTACATACTATGTATGCGTACCACATACAAAGGAATAGATATGAAAGTTAAAACACTGAGGCTACCTGAGTGGCTGGAAAAAGCGATGGAGGACCTGGCAAAGCAGAGTGACCGATCCTTCAGTAAAGAGGCGGTAAGGGCGATGCGGGAGTATGCCGAGCGACAAGGGATTAAGTGTCCAGAATGATCGAAGCCCCAACTACTTGCGATAGTCAGGGCTTCGGATGTCAGTAAATCTTCGGAGAAAAACTAACATGACCAGTATAGCAATTCTTGAAGCAGTTAACACCTCTTACGTACCGTTCAACGGCCAGCAAGTTCTTACCACTATGGCCGCCGGTATTGCTTATGTGGCTATGCGGCCGATAGTAGAAAACATCGGTCTCGATTGGGCCGCTCAGTTCGTTAAGCTGAAGAAACAAAGTAAAAAATTCGGGTGTTGTGATATCGCAACCCCTTCAAAGGGCGGAATTCAGAAGATGCTCTGCATTCCCTTGAAGAAGCTCAATGGTTGGTTGTTCAGCATCAACCCCGAGAAAGTGCGCGCCGATATCCGCGACAAGCTGATCCAGTATCAGGAAGAGTGCTTTACCGTTCTGCATGACTACTGGACCAAGGGGAAAGCCGAGAACCCACGTAAGGCTAAAAAGTCACTCCCCGGTAAAATCACTTCAGAGCAACAGGAAGCAATTAAGCAACTGGTAATGACTCGCGGAAAGGCGCTGCCGAAAGAGAATCAGGCCAAAGCGATGATTACCATGTGGTCTTCACTGAAATCTCACTTTGGTTGCAGTTACAAAGAAATCAACGACGACCAGTTTACCGAGGCGCTTTCTATCGCTGCGCGTGTGCCTCTTGAGGGTGAATTCCTTGGCAAGCAGGAAACGCTACCAGCACCTAAGTTTGACGTAAACATTCCGCTTCAATGGTGGATCGATAACAACCCGTTGGTTCGCAGTGGCAACCTCTCATTTGGCAGGGGCTGCACTGCTCCTGCACTGGATGTGACGATGGATATGCTTTGCGGCGATAACTCGACCTCTGCGGCCATTCGCCTGATTAACGTTCTGGAGGAGGCTGGCTTTGATGTATCAGCTCCGAAGGCCGAAATTGTAGCGATGCGCAAACATCTGGGTAATGTCGAGTACGGCATGAAGGCTATCGCAGACGCTTGCCGCCGGGCGGGGAATAAAACCATCTCGTTCCGTGGCGGAAAGGCTGAATACGTAATTGGTTAGGGGCCTACAAAAAATTGTAGGTCAAACGGGTTACAAAAATCTTGTAACCCATGACGCAAACCTCGCTCCGGCGGGGTTTTTTATTGCCCGGAGAAAGGTATGGCTGAAGGTGAAAATCTTGGCGGAGTCTACATTGAGATTGAGGCCGATGTTGCAAAATTGCTTACCGGCCAGCGGCAGGCGAACCAAGCATTAGACAGTATTGGTGATCAAGCGCAAAAAACAGCTACGCAGCTCAATAAGCTTGATACCCAAGTAAGCGCTACAGCTAAAGGTGTCTCAGGAAGCCTCAGGACTGGATTTCAGCAAGCTGGCTATCAGATTCAAGACTTTATTGTTCAAGTTCAAGGCGGCCAGTCAGCGCTTGTTGCTCTCAGCCAACAGGGTTCTCAGCTTCTCGGAGTATTCGGGGCTGGAGGTGCAGTTGCTGGTGCCTTACTAACCATTGGAACCGTTATCGTTGGATCGCTGATTGCCAGCATGGATAACGCAACAGTTTCAACAAAAGCTCTGGAAGATGCTCAGAAAAGGCTATCTGATATTTTTCAGGTGTCGGCCAATGGCGTGGTGGTGCTATCTGACAAGTTTGCAAAACTCGCTGATACCAGTGAAAACGCAGCCAGATCTCAGCTAACAATGGCTCTCATTGATGCACAAAATATTATCAAATCATCGGTTCAGAGCGTAAATGAATTAGGCGATGCCCTTGGGACATGGAAGGCACCATTATCAGCAGCAATAAGCCAACTTGACGCACTGAAAGCTAGAGGGAGCGACGTCAATCAGGCGCTGAAAGAACTAGGCGGCACATACGAGGGGAATATCGTAGGGCTAAACCAGCTTAACCAAGTTGTGAATGAGGTATCAAAGGCATTTGGCGTTAGCTCTGAGGATGCAGTAAAGCTGGTTCAGGCATTAGCTGACGTCAGGCATAACGCCAACCCTGATACTATTGCTGCGTTGCGTGATATCACTGTCGATCTCAGTCAAAAATATGGTTACGCGAATAAATCGCTATCTGAATTTACTGGCAAAGTTGGTGAATATTCGCTTAAGGCTGACCAGGCTGCCGAATCTACCCGCCTTGCCACAGAGATGCTGCAAGGGCATAAGGTTACTTCAGAGGCAGACACTGAGGCCATTGTGCAAAATACGCAAAGGCTGCAGGCCTACATCCAAATGATAAAGGATGAAGGCGCTACGATAGCTATGACTGCCCGCCAGAAGGCCCTTTATCGAGCGGAGCAGCTTGGGGCTTCGGAAGAAGACAAGAGGGCCATAAATACATCATTCGACAAAATTGATGCATTTAAAGCCGAGAAAGCAGCGCAAAAAGAGGCTGAAAAAGAAAGCAGAAAATCTGCGTCGTCAGCGGCATCTGAGGCCAAAAAGATTGCCAGTCAACAAGAGTCCGCGGCTCAAAAGCTGGATAGACTTCGCGCCGCTCAGGACTTAACAACCGAGTCAGTTGAGAAGCGCCGCATTCAGGAGGCTGGATTGCGCGCCGAACAGTCACTAGGGAGCGGGGCAACTCAAAAGCAACTTGAAGAGGCGAGGGCGTTAGGAGAAGCAAACGAGCGAGCGGCTATATCCATCCAGAAGCGCAAAGAGGCTGAGCAGGGACAGAAGTACGCCAAACAGGAGATAGCTTCCACGCAAACTACTGTTGACCCTTCAACTGGACAGGCGGTTGATCCACTGGCGCAGATTAATTTGCAGGAGCAACAAAAACTTGAGGCCTTGGCTAAGTACCAGGAAATTGATAAGCAAAACACTCAACTGTATGAAGACGCTAAAACTGCAATCTTGCAGCAGGCCTCTTATCAGCGCCAGGCTATCCTTCAGCAGGAGCAACAGACCTATCAGCAGAATGTGAGTTCGCTTTTAGGAGAATCGTCGAATTTTGCTGGCTCCCTAGCGGATGCGATAGGTCAAGCAGCAGGGAAGTCGAGTGCGGCATATCAAGCGCTTTTCGCTATTAGTAAAGGGTTTGCGATTGCACAGGCGTCCTTGAATCTTCAGACCGCTATCAGTAATGCCATGGCTATCCCGTGGCCCGCCAATATTCCTGCTATAGCGCAAGCATTGTCTGCTGGCACGCAGATAGTTAGCGCCATAAGCGGAATAAACTATAGTGGCGGACGTAAGAATGGTGGCTCGGTATCACCTGGTAATGTTTACCCTGTAGGCGAAGGAAACCTTCCGGAACTCATGCAGACCAGCAAAGGCCTTTTCATGATACCGGGTGATGGTGGGAAGGTATTCAGCAACAAGGATGTGACAAGCGGATCGCCGCGTATCAAGAAAGCCTCGACGGGTAGTGAATACCAAAGCCAGAGCAGCCGCGACAGTGGTTCAACAGGATCGCAGTCGTCGAAATCTATATCGGTAAACGTTCAGTTCTATGATCAGACTTCCGGCGGACAGCATTCATTCCAGGCGCAGGCCAGCCAGGAAGGTAGCGTCGTGACAGTAGAGGGTTTTCTTACCGATGTTGATCGCAATGGACCAATGTCCTCTGCAATTCAAAGCGCTTTTGGTCTCGGAAGAAAAGCGCAAGGTGCTTACTGAACCAAACCCGCTCCGGCGGGTTTTTTAATGGGTGAACATAATGAAAGTAGCAATCGAAGTTAATGGCGAGGTTATCTGGTACCGCGACAGCGATAAACAGGAGGGGATGGCGTCGGTAGGTTATTTAAGGGACGGCACACAGCAGAAAATCATTGCCGCCCTTGAAGAAGCCCTATTTCAGGCAAAAGGTCAGCTAAATTTACCGGATGATATTGATTGAGTACTGAATATTATTTTCCTTACTGAGGAAGGGATTTCATCACATTCTCTGTTTCGCGAGCCTCGAATCTCGATGTCCAGCCACAGGAGCCACAATGGTACGGAAAATCATCAAAACCACTTCCGACTTGTTTATGACAGTTGGGACAATAAACCGCGTTGACGTAGCCACCCGAGGGATTTTTTCTAAAGGCCGCGCCCATGTGCTCGACAAACTGATCCTTTGCCCTGTAAGCCGATATTTCCTTCTCAAGTTCTACGTTTTTGGCTTTCGCCTCGGCAAGTTCTTGTACGGTGGCAGCATGGGCTTTCTGAAGTACGTCAATTTGCTCGCCGATGAAAGCGATGCGCTCGCGCAAGACCTCATTGCTCTGAACCGCAGAGAGAGCGCCAATTCCGCTCTTAAGAGAAGTAATGAGTAAACCGATATCCATAATTATCCGCCGATTTGTGTAGGGGTATTCAGCCTAACCTGGTAACGAATCGGCGAACATCCTGATAAAAGATCAGTGCCGCAGCCGCGGCATTTTTTATGCCCGGAGGAAACGTGGCAACAGTTCAATACCCTCCGTTCCTGCCGCTTCCCCAGCGTGCCGATCAGAACATGACGCAGGATACAGCCTGGCAGACGACGCAGACGGCAGTCGGCCCCCTGATAATCACGCCGATCACCACGGACCTGAAAGCGACCTGGACGCTGCAGTGGATATTCACGCTGGCCCAGGCCGAGCGGTTTAAGTCATGGCTTCGCTCGCCGACATACTGCGACCGCGGGCGTAACTGGTTCCAGATGCCGATCGATTTGGGTGATACACAGGGCGTGCAGCAGCAGACGCTGCATTTCGTCGATATGCCGGTGCAGACCAGCAAAAACGGCAACGTGGTCACCTGGACTGCAACGGTCATCAGCAACGGTATCGAGGACATTACCGAGGACTATGACGACTGGATTGTTGAGGCTCAGCCTGGTTATGGATACGGGCTGGATTACCTGATCACCGAAGTGATGCCGAGGGCAGACTGATGCCGACTTTACGAGAATGGAAAGAGCGGAGGCCGGCGAGCGACATCAAACAGACGGTGGAGTTTTATCACCCTGCGTTTGGTTATTATCGGGTGGTAAATAACCTGTTTCGTCCGGCGACGTTCGGCGGAAACTCATTCGAGCCTGCGCGGTTCAGCGTGACCGAGCCGGCGCAGGACGGAACGGCGGTCATATCCATGACCATTACGTTTGTCGCCGCGACAGAGCACGTGAGGCAGACGCTTAAAAGCTGGCGCGGGGCGGCTCGCATGACGCCGATAAAGTGCCTGTATCAGCAGTGGAACGCGATCGGTGATGCATCATCCCTGAAAGACTGGACGCTTTACGTGAACGACATTTCCGCCGATGCCAGCAACGTCACTGTGACCGCCGGAAAGACTAACCCGCTGACGCTGGCCAACTCCATCATTTACACCACGAAAGACTATCCCGGGCTAATCACCGTATGACACAGAGCGACTTTATCGGGCTTGTTAACGGCAAGCCCTGGGCTAACCGCGCCTGCAGTTTTGAGCAGATGGACTGCTGGGGCCTGGTGGTTCTCTATTACCGGCATGTGCTCGGCCTGGAACTGCATCACGTAGCCGGCTACGAATCGGGCGCGGAGTTCATCACCTGCTACGAACAGGAGCGCGCCCACTGGCGGCGTGTGTCGGTGGCTGCCACCGGATGCATCGCCGTTTTTTACCGCGGCGAAGTGCCGGCGCATATCGGTGTGATGATCAGCCCGGTTAAGTGCCTGCATGCCCGCGGCGAATTAGGTTTCGTACGCTGCGACAGCCCGCTGGCATTACTGAAGGTTTACCGCAAAGTGGAGTACATGGTGAATGGTGCGATATGAGTTACAGAGGCTGCCCGGAGCGCCGCTGCAGCGGGGGACGGTAGATGCAGGCACCGCACTGGTGAGCCTGCTGGATTCTCTGCAGCTGCACCGTGATGTTGTCGTGAAACTGAATGGCCGAGCACTGCCGGACGATTACGATATCAGCCGGCCACTGCGATCTGGTGACGTCGTGGCTGTTTTCGACCAACCAGAGGGCGGGGTGGGAAAGCTCATCACCACGATATTGCGCCCGGTCACGAAAATCCTCTCCGGCGCGCTGAAGGTGTTCGGCCTGTCAAATAAGCCCAGCGCGTCGGTATCGGTGGCGACAGGCGAATCCCCCAACAACGACTTAACCGGCCAGACGAACCGCGCGCGACTCTACAAGGGGCGCCCGAACATTTACGGCCAGTGCCGCGTCTTTCCTGACCTGATTCAGGAGGCGCTGTTCGAGTTTGTCGACAATAACAAACAGCTTACGGAGTGGTTCGAGGTCGGTTACGGCCGGTACACCATCTCCTCAATTCGCTACTCGGAATCGAACCTCGGAAGCCTGGCGGGAGCCAGTTCTGCGATTTATAACCCGGGTGACGTGATCGGCACGATTGAAGTCGGGTATCAGTTCGATGATGTCGATAACGAGACAGTCCCCGGGTTAAACGAAAGCCAGGACTTCCCGGCTCAGACCGCGACCACGACGGCGCCGACATCGGTGGCGATCGAGAGTAATCAGTTAAAGGCTGTCGTGCTGTCGAACGATGACAACTTTGCCTACTTCGCTGCGCTGGCGGTGCCGCATCCAGTGTCATTCGTCATCAATGCCACCTGGAACGATGGCGGCACAAGCGTCACACGAAACGTCACTGGTGCCGGGAATATCATCTCATCAGAGAGCTTCATCGGCGAAGACACGCTTTCGTACACGACGTTTTATATCGGCGAACTGTCGGGTGAAATTACGTCTCTGCCGGGCAATGCGGTTATCAACGCGACGCTGTTCACGCTGAATGACCAGACCCCTCTGGTTATCGGACCGTCAGTGTCGCCGATCGTCTCCACTCAGGTCTGGGTGCATGTGCTGGTTCAACTCGGCGCGACGGCCGGCACAACGCAATACCGGATCAAGCTCTGGCAGGTCGATGACGACAACAATCAGGTGCCCGGCACGTCAGAGCAGCACGATTATTTCTTCGATAACGACTTCCAGGTAACGACCCGGTATTTCCGCACAACGCATAAGTTCGTTCCGGCGGCCGGGGCGGGGCGCTATGCGGTCACTATCGAGCGCCTCGACAACAGCAATGACGCTAACGTTGTGACACTGATGGCGATCCACGCGGTGAACGTACGCGAAAACGTCGTGTATCCGGAAGACACGATTGCCCGCATCACGATCAAAGGATCGAATGACAGCAACAGCAACCGCGAGCAGAAGTACAACATGTTGGCGCAGCGGCATACCATCAGCTACGACCGGACGACTGGCGCGGTCGATTACACGCTGCGGCCGAGTCGTTCTTTTGCCGACGCCATCCTTCACGAATGGGTGGTTGTGGGTAAGCAGGACGTGGCCAGTATCGACGTCGCCGCTCTGTATGCCATTGCTGACTCACTGACGGATGCTCAGCTTGGTTATTTCGATTACACCTTCTCTGATGAGAAGCAGTCGCTGGGTGAGAAAATAGCTACGATCGCTAATGTGGCCCGCGTTGACGGCAATAACATCGGCGATGTGCTGACATTCTGGCGTGATGAGAAAGTGACAAATCCGGATGCGGTTTTTGCGCGCTCAAACATGTTCTGGGATGAGTACAAAGTGGCATGGCAAATGTCTCTACCCGGTGGTTATGACGGCGTGGCGCTGGATTACGTCGACCCGCTGACGAACAAGAAGGCGTACATCTACCTGCAGATCGACAGCAGCGGTATTACCGAGGTTGAGGACGCCACGGTTAACGCGATGCAGATCAGCTTGGACGGCTGCCGCAACGCCACTCAGGCAACCGATCGGGCCTGGCTTGAGGCGAGGAAAATCCTTTACTCACGCCTGACCATGACAGTGAAAGTGCTGGAGTCGACGCAGGTGGTGCGAGGTACGGTGGTTCAGTGTCCGGACATGTACGACAACGCGCAGCAGACCGGCTACATCACAGGGCGATCCGGGGATGTGTTCTCGACCTCTGAGCGTATCGACTTTTCCCTCGGCGATATGTGGGTGGTGATGACCGACAGCCTCGGAAATTACCGCGGGCGCTGGCGAGCTTATCCGGTAAGTGGCAAGCCCAAAGCATTCCAGGCTGCAGCCGATACTTTCGATCTGAACATTTATGACCGCAGCACGGTGCAAAACCCCAGCCGGTATTTCATCGCTACCGACTCGGAACTGAACTCCACCATCTGGCGCGTCGATAGTGCCAAGCCAAATGGTGACGATACTCAAACGCTTTCCCTGACTGAGTATTCAGACTCGATTTATCCGTAACACACAGCAGTAATTACCAACCTTCGCGCACACCATCAGATTCACTTCTGAGGGCTTCGTGCGCCTTTTATAGGGCGACATGCACAATGGCAGAAGTACCGTTACCAACTCCCACAGATAACGCTGTTCCGAGCACGGATATCCGTGACGCAGTTTATGCCGGCGCCATGCTGGATAAGGTTGTCACCAGTACCGACCTGACATACACCGATCGCCTCGGCGGTGAGCATTACACCGTAGACGGAATTAAGGCGGAAGGGGATAAGGTCGTTGAGGAAACGAGGCAGAACCTGATCCCTCTCAGCCGGCAGTATATGACCCTTGCAGATGCTCAGGCAGATATTGCGAATATTCCAGAAGGTAGCGCCACCTATGTTCGTAGTTCTGATGGAATTACCCTGGCTGACGAGTATCTCAATAATTCAGGAGTATTAGTTGCCACTGGCCGGGTAATGATTTCCAAGGGATATATCGATGATCTTGCGTCAAGGGGATTAATCTCAACTGAGCTGGATGATGGTC